CAGTTCAATTCTGTAATACTGATCGTCTTCCATTAACCTAAACCTGAGGTGAAACGCATAAACTCTATTGAGTTTTTAATTTGATAAGTTCTATTAGTTATCTGTTTAAGTATCTCTTCAAGATACCTTAACATAGTTTCATAGTAATCAATTTTTAGAGAAACACCTGAAAGTTTCTCATCTGCATCCAAATACTTTTGCATTGTATCCTTATCCCTTATCTTTTTTGGAAAAGGATCTTTGACATATACTTCTGGGTCCGCTTTACCTGAGAAGTATTCATATCTTTCGTGTCTTATGTTTTTTCTTTGCTGCTCTGCTTTCTTTCTAAGCAAATATATGTTATTGTATATTTCATAATATTTGGAGTGTAAGACAGGAATGTTCAAAGACTCAGCATGTAAATTGTCTGGGTCCATTTTTGCATCCTTTTCCCACATCTCCTGAATCTTATCAAGAGTGATCATACAAATCCGCTACCTTTAACAATAGTATAGTTCAAATACTTGAATGCGACTTCTGCAGTGAAGTATTCTGTATCTGCCATTGTAGCATCAAATTGAATTGTACTCAAGGAGAATGGGAACAAGTCACTGAATTTAACTTTGAAGTTATCATTCTGCATTGCATCAAGTATAGTCAATGTTCCATCTGAATAGATGTTCATTGTAGAGTTTTGACCTAATAATTTTGTAGTGCCTTGTGTTTGATTTTGTAGATCATATATTTCTTGCAAACTTTCAGGGAAACCAAGACCTCTCATCCAGTTTTGAATCTCCTGATAGTTCTGAAGATCCTCATCAACTAGAAACCTAAGAGTAAGATCTTCAAAGTCAATGATTTCACCAGGCAGAGGAATATCCTTAAGACCAGGAGTTGTTTGTACTGTTGTCCTTAAGGTCATTCCAGGAATGTTGACAGCATTACCAAAGAAGGTTACCTTTGGTGCTCTAGCAACTTGGAATCTAAAACCCTGAGGTTGTAGAAAGTTCCTGTTCTGCAGATCATTTCTAGTTAGAGATGCAACTGTGCTTCTAGTTGCCTGCCTAGTTCTTACTTCTGTATTAGGCATAATGTTTTTGACTATTTATTTTAATAATAAAAAAGGGGTCCATTGGACCCCTTGAAACAGATATGGTCCTAATGGATCACATAAGGTTCTTAACCAGAACTCTTCTGTAGTATCTGTTGCTGTTGATTCTGAGTCTACCCAGACCAGCAGTTGTACCTTCAGCAAATGGGTTGGCAACCAGACCATATCTGGTCTTAAAGCCAATCTTGGGCTGGAAGGTGTTCTCTCCAACTGCACGTACCATCTGCAGAGGTACATATGGGCAGTAGAACAGACCTGCATCATAAGGGGAAGAACCCTTATAACCAACAACATAATACTGGTTACCAGAGGCACTAGCAGAGTTGTTAGCAGCCAGGTTAGCAGCATATGGGTCAATGTAAACTCTGAACTTACCATTGATGGTGCCAGCAAATGTATTGCCAGTGTCATCAACATTCAGGTTTGCATTCAGGGCAGGGGTATAATCCAGGATACCAGCCATGGTCAGTGCAGATGCTACATCAGCAGAGCACATGACAATGTTGCCCTTTCCTCTTCTTGTTCTTTGAGCGATAGCATTAGCATCTCTCTCAATTTGGAACAGAAGACCCTTGAACTTCTCAACAGACCATCTACCATTTGAGTCAACATCCAGGTCAAACTGACCAGCAGTTGCTACATTAGAAGATGCACCTTGCTCAGCAGACTTGTAGATAGTTCTGATAACTTCTCTGTTGATCTCAGCAAGGATCTCAGTGGAGAGAATGTTAGCAAGTTCTGCTTCAGCATTCAGACCATGAATTGCTTTCAGGTCCTGTGCAAGCTCAAGGCTGTACTCTGCTTTCAGTGCTCTTGACTTAGCAGTTACAGTGACTTTCTCAATTGAGAAGGCCATTTCGTTGAACTGATTACCTGTACCATTGCCCAGGTTCTCAGCATCACCAGTTGCCATACCCTGACCAACTGTGTAGCCTTCAGAAGAGGCAGTACCAACAGGGTTAAGGATGGAGGGGTTGGTGTCAGACTGGACAGTTGTACCCAGACCAACAGCAACATCAGCCATACCGCCAGTCAGGTTGAAACCATCATCCTGACCAGAGAATGCTGAATTAGGCTCATTGTAGAATGCCTCATCACCAGACTGATTTTCATATCTGGAGCGCATTGCAAAGATCAGTCCAGTAGGACCAGACATTGGCTGAACACCAGCCAGATCATATGCAACCAGGTTAGGCATTGCACGTCTGATCAGAGAGATCAGAACAGGGTCAAAACCAGCAACAGGACCTACTGCAGCAGCATTAGCACCAAAGCCAGCTGTGGTAGCAGGGTTACCAGTTGGTTGACCAGCAGCATTGCCAGCCATTGTAGGTGTTTCCATCAGGTTGATACCCTGAGAGAAAGCAGCCTCTTCTCTTAAAAACTTTTCTTGGTTTTCCAGCAGGACAGCAGTAACAGCTCTTCTATGGTTATCCTTGATACCATCAAGACCTTCATAGTCTAGGAGAGGTGCCCACTTTTCCTGCAGATGCTCAGATTGGAACATTTGCGTTTACCTAAAGGGGATTGTTTACAGTTTGAATTAATATTAAATTCAGTTTTGCTTGAAAGCACCCAGGCTTCTGAGATAGGTTTCCATTGTTGAGGAGACCTCAGCATTGGTGCTATCTACACCCTCAGAGAGAGTTTGAGCAGATTGGGTCTTTGCAGCAGGAGCTGTTCTGGAGAAGTATGACTCCTTCAGAGTTTCCAGCTTTTCACGATATTCTTCTTCACTTTCAAACTCCACACTTTCAGCAAGTGAGGCGAGCTTCTCCTTCTGGGTCTCAGCAAGACCTGAGGAAACTTGAGTCAGAACATCTTGAGCAGAGGACTCAGCGAGTCTCTTGTTCAGTCCAATGTTCTTATCAATTTGCTCATTGAGCTTGGTTTCCATGTCATCAAGTTTTTCTACCATGCTTTCCAGCACATCATATTTGTCTTCAGGGATAGTTACATAATGTTCTTCAAAAAGACTCTTCATGCCTGAGAGGAAACTCTCAGTCATTTCAGATTTAATTCCATGTTCTACTGCCAGTTCGTTCTCGGTCATCCACTCTTCGCAGACATACTCAAGATAGGCATCTACTCTTTCTTGAAGTGAGGTCTTGAGTTCTTCTCTTGCCTCATCAAGTTGAGCAGCATATTGTGATTCCAGGACTTCCTGGATTTCTTTTACTTTTGAATTCAGAGCAGCTTCAAAGACAACCTTTGCTTTCTCTCTGAACTCCTCGGAGAGTTCTTCACCACCAAGGAGAGCATTGACATCTTCATCCATGTCATATGCTTCTTCAGTTGTTTCTTCAGATTCAGCAACTACTTCTTCAGTAGAAACTTCCTCTTCTGCTACAACTTCCTCAGTTGCTTCTGTTTCTTCTTTGGACATTTTTGCCATACCATCTGCTTTCTTTGCACCCTTATTGACTACATCAGCCACTGTTTTAATTTTGGGTTCCTTAAGTTTAGCAGAATCATCATCTGGCTTATAGTTCTCTGGTGAAGGACCACCAAGATCCTCATAAGAACCAGCCATTGATGAATCCATTGGGTCTCCAGCTTTAGCACCAGAGTTTACCGCAGTTTTGGATTGTGCTGTCTTTACTTCCATTTCTTGTAGATCTCCACGAGACATTTTTAAAACTCTCCGATTGCCTGTTTTAAACTATATTTATTTATAAATTAAAACCTTTTATATCAAAGGTTATTGAGGAAGTTATTGAATACTTCCAATTTTTTCTCATCTAGTTGTTTTTGATCAACCAGAGTATTAATCTCTTTATAGGTTTTGGCAGCAAGTTGCTCCCTAAGGATGCCACCATCCCATACCCATTCTCTACCCTCCATAATTCCTTCAACAAAGGCATCTGGGGCAGAGGGATCTGCTACAATATCAGCAGCAGTTGCCAACATGAAGTCATCACCTACAATATTTACTCCTTCTCTGGTAGGTTTGAGTGAACCAATACCTCTGGATGAAACACCCAGTTTTACACCTTCATCAATAAGTGATTGTGCAATCTTACCCATTGGTGTGCTGAGGAGTTTTGCTTTACCAATGAAGTTTGAACCACTCTCTTTGAGTGATACTATCTTATGTGATACTCTATCAAGATTTACAGTAGGACCTTCTGGGTGACCCAGTTCTCCTAATGCTCTTCCTGACTTAACATGGTTTTCATTGTATCTTTGAACTTCCTTTCTCAGGACACTCATAGGATACATTCTACCATTTCTATTTTGAAGGTCTCCTTGTAAAAAGATACCTTCAATAAACATTGACTTCTTTCCACCAACAGATTCTACAATGAAGTCAACAGTTTCTATTTCTTCTCTGATTAGTTTCATTTGTACTTTTGACCTCAGGAGACTTGAACTTGTTGTACGAACGCTTTACCACTACCAGCAGCTGTTCTGAGTGATACTTTAAATGACCTTCTTAGGTCAGCATATGGTCCAGAAAATGCAGTAACAATACCAGATGAATCATTATTCACCACAATTCTTGTGCTAAAAAATCCACCAACACCACTTGATGTATCAATTGAACTTACAATTTTATGACTAAAATCATAATAGGACTGATTGCCACTAGTAGTAAGAGTAACTGCATCTCCTACAGAAAATGGTGAACCAGTTCCTTCAGGAAAATCAAGTGTTGTTTGGGCACCAGTGGTTATACCAACAACTCTTTGAGATGCAACAGGACCAAGACTAATTTTTTCATCACCACCAGAAGTACCAACATAAATGTCAGTAGTTGCTGCAGTAGGATTAGTACCAATAGCAACATGACATCCAACACTTTCTGCAACAACTCTGAGAGTATCAGTCTGTTGTGAAATTGCAGTGGTGGATGCTGGTGAAGTACCAGTAGTTATTGTTTGATTAGACCCAACTGCCTTTAATGCGCTCGCCATTCTCTTAATTACAATAGTACCTGTTAATTAGTATTTAGACCTGTTCTACTTCTGGTGTCTCTTCAACATCTACCTCTTGTTCAACATCAACTTCAACCTCAGCAGATGCCTCTGGTTGCTCTCCATCAAAAACACTATTCATGATACCAGGTGTAGCAGCATTTACTTTTTCTGCTGTTCTGGCATAAAGAATATCTTTGATAGTATCACTAATTTGTGTAGGTGATTCATCTTTCACCAAAAGATCCATTAATTCGTCCATGTTGTATTAGTTACAATAAAT